CGTATCGAGGGTCGGTGCCCACGCGAAGGGCAACAACAGGTTTTCTATTGGGGTCGCGCTCATCGGCGACAACACGGTAGAGGGCAGGGAGTGGACTATGCAGCAGCGTTTTGTGTTGCCTATTGTGATCAGGATGCTACAGGTGTTATACCCGGGGGCGCAGGTTTTAGGTCACCGCGACGTGCGGCAGACGGCGTGCCCGGGTTTTGCTTTCGCTTGGCCAAACGAGGAAATATGATAAGCCAGGAACTGAAGACCGAGGAGTACCTTCACCGGTGCTCACTCCGGTCGGTGGCGGATCTTGAGTGGGGGTTGGAGCGGCTCGAGAAGCGCCGGGCGTTTCTTTTGAACGGGGCCTGGCGGACGAACGATCGCATGGCGATGGAAGCGGTCCACGTCTACGACGACATCATCAGGACGCGCAAAGTAATTTTGAGGCAGCGTGATGGGTTTGCGAACAACGGTCAGCGGAAAGCTCGTGCTTGAGGCGTTAGAGAAGCACCCGGAGGCGCCGACGAAGACCCTGGCGCGGCTGCTCCACAAGGAGCGTCCGGACATCTTCCAGACGATCAAGAAGGCGGCGGCACGGGTGGCCTACTACCGCGGCAACGGCGGCAAGCACAACCGAAAGGCGCTGGCCGGCAAGGAGCACGTCCGCGCTAACCAGCCCGCGGGGTACGACATGTTCGCCGACCTGCCGAAACCCATCTCGGGCTGGGAGGAGCTCCGCTTTCGGAAGGTGAAGGGGACCAAGATCGGTGTCATTGCCGATGTGCATATTCCGTTCCACGACGAGAAGGCCCTGCGCACGGCGCTGGGTTGGCTGAGGGATGAGGACATTGACACGCTCATCCTTAACGGCGATATCGCGGACTTCTATGCGTTCAGTAGGTGGGCCAAGGACCCACGCCTGGTCGACCCACAGCGGGACTACCTGATGGTGAAGGAGTTCCTTCGGATTCTGCGGCGTGAGTTTCCGACGGCCACCATGTACTGGGCCGAGGGGAACCACGAATACCGGTGGCACACGTATCTGTCTCTGAATGCACCGCTGATAGCTGAGATGCGGGTGGGGCTGGGGATGGAGGAGCTGTTTGACTTGAGGAAGCTCAAGATCAAGTGGAGCCCCCGGATCGAGGTCCTGCAGGTGGGAGAGATATCGGTGCTCCACGGGCACGAGTTCAACGGCATCTCGGCCCAGGTCAACGCGGCCCGGGGTCTCTTCAACAAGGCGAAAAATACGGCCGTCATCGGGCACCTGCACCAGCGGTCCACCCACACGGAGCCGCGCCTCAAGAGTAAACCCATCACGACCTGGAGCGTTGGTTGTCTCTGTCAGCTCCACCCGGACTACGCGACGATCAACAAGTGGAGTCACGGGGTGATGCTGATCGACCGGACGAAGGAAGAGACGTATGCCCAGGTCCACAACAAGATCATACTAGACGGGCAGGTGATATGATGGAGAGCTGGGAAAAAATGCTAGGCATGAAATCGTGGCCCGAGATCATTGCACATCTGCTGGGCCAACTGTTCTATCAGACGCTGAAGTTTGTTGGGGCGCTGTATCTGGTAAAGTGGATACTGTTATGATTACGCTCAAAGTGCTTTTCACGACGTACCGGGTTATCCGCCGCGAGCTGACCGAGGACACCTGGGGGGAGATCAACCACGCCCGGGAGACGATCACGCTCACGGATAAGATGCCGAAGAGCGTGGAGTTTATGACGCTCTGGCACGAGGCGTTGCACGGCGTGGAGTACCACACCGGGCTCGACCTCGGTGAGCAGACGATCGATATTCTGGCTACATCGATTGCGATGATTCTCCGCGACAACCCGGACATGCGCTTATGCGGATAGAGATCCCGGGCAAGCCGCCCACCATCAACCAGATATACGCCGGCGCCCACTGGGCGGAGCGTAAGAAGATCAAGGACGCCTGGCGCTGGCGTGTCAAGGCGGCCCTGACCGAGAACCCACAGAAACCTGTCGAGCACTACCCGGTGACGGTCGAGGTGATTGTCCAGTTCACCGGCCGACGCTACGACTGGGAGAACTGCGCCTTCGCGGCCAAGCTCGTGCAGGACGCACTCATCGCGGAGGGTATTCTCGAGAACGACTCTCCGCCGTATATTTCACGCGGGACACTGATTCCGATCAAGGGACCCGAAGACAAAGTGATCTATGTCATCTATCAAGCCCGGCCTCAGACGACAGAACAAGAACCTCCGCTCGCTGCTTGACAGCGTGGCCACCGAGGAGAAGCAGCGCGACGACAAGCTGCGCTTTGCCAGCCTGGCGCTGGCCGACCTCTTGGCCGACGAGATGCTGCCGGTCACGATCGGGGGCAAGAAGTACATGATCTACATCGAGAACGACCGGCTGGGCGTGATGGATCACGAGCCGGCGCTCTGGTACCAGAAACTTCGGATCGTTTTCCGCATAGCTATAAGGTTCTACCGTGGCCTTTAAGAGAAAATTCCCTTACGCGCTCAGGCTCGAGGACGCTCCCGACTGGCTGAAGCAGGAGCTCAAGCACAAGCGGCTGCACAACGCGCTGTGGGTTATTGCCAACGCGATGGTCGCGGGTGTCCCCTTGACGGACGAGGTGTTCGCGGCAGCCGGTGGCGTCTTCCGCCCGGACGATGGCATCCCCGAAGCCAAAATGAAGATTATGATGAGACAACCACTTGTACAGGCATCACTCAACGAGAAGGTCCAGCAGGCCCTGGCCCAGAAGGGGGTAGAGGTAGAGGACGTGGTCGAGGGATACAAGGAGGCCTACGCCATGGCGCAGGACACCTACAACCCGAAGGTGATGATCGAGGCCAACGACCGGCTGTCGGTTCTGATGGGGGTCACCGATGCGCGGGGGAACCTGCAGAACCAGCCACGCCTGACGCCCCACCGCGAGGGCGAGTCTTTTGCCGACGCCGATTTTGAAGACATCACCGGGGAGGAGGACCCCCTAGCCCTTGAGGCCAACCGTGCCCGACGAGAAGAGCGAGAAGACACCGACGAAGACACAGAGACAGAAGACTAGAGAGGTCTTTGCGAAGAACCTCATTCTGTTCTGTCGGAAGATGTGGCCCCTGATTTTCAGGAAGAAGTCGCCGCCGTTCCACTATGAGATCGCCGCGCACCTGATAGACCCCTCGATCAAGAAGATCGTTATCCAGGCCCCGCGCGACTTTGCGAAGTCGATGGTGGTGGCCGTGGGTTACGTGATGTTCCACATCTTCTTCTCGGACTACATCCGTCTCCGCAAGCGGCAGCCCAAGTTCGTCGTCATCGGCTCGAAGACGCAGCGGCACTCCAAGAACATCCTCGAGACGATCCAGATGATTCTTGACGAGTCGAAGATGCTCCGGTGGCTCTTCGGCGACTACGGCGAGGCCACGGCGGTGCGCTGGACCGGTGAAGAGCTTATCCTAAAAGACAAGACGGTACTCGTGGCGCGTGGCGCGAGCCAGGCGCTGCGCGGGTTGAACAAGTTCGGCCGCCGGCCGACGCTCGCGGTATGGGACGACCCCGAGGACGAGAAGAATACCCGCACAAAAGAATCGATGGAGGGGAACCTTCGGGTGCTGCTGGCTGGCATCGTCAAGATGATGGACCGGGAGTTCGGGGACAAGGTTATCGTGATCGGCACCCCGGTATGCGAGGGGTGTATGGTGGAGAAGCTCACCGGTTTCGCTGAGCGCAAGCCGGACCCGATACGTGACGACGACGGCAACGTGGTGGCCGAGACCGGGTGGATATCCTTGCACTACTCCGGCATCGTGCTGGAGGAGGGTCAGGAGCTGAAGGACGGCAAGAGCCTCTGGCCGGAGCGTTGGCCGCTGGAGACGCTGCTCGCAGAATACGAGGAGAACGTCACCAACCACACCGAGAGTATCTTCTGGGCGGAGACGATGTGCATGATCGTCCCCGACGGCAAGCGCCTCTTCGCCCGCTACGGCTACTACCGCGGCAAGCTAGAGATCAAGAACGGCAAGCACTTCGTGATTGTCACGCACCGCGGTCTCCAGAGTGAGGACCCCTTTGAGAGACGATCTTCTCTGAAGGAGCTCGACGAGCCCGAGGTGGTGCCTATCAATCTCTTCATGGGTGTTGACCCGGCGCGGTCGACCAAGATCCGTGCCGATGCCTCGGCGATCATGGAGGGGGGCCTCAGCTCGACAGGGGACTGGCTGATGCTACCGTACTTCTTGGACCGCGTGAGTGCGCTCACCCTGGCCAAGCGTATCGAGGAGCGTGCCCACGCGCATGCTCCGCTCCGCATACGCATCGAGAACGTGGCGTACCAGGAGATGCTCCGTGAGTACATGGCGATGCGGGTCCGGGGCGTGGCCCCCGACAAGGACTCCGCGTCGAACGAGCGGAAGGAGATGCGGCTCGAGGGGCTGAGCCTTGACTTCGAGGACGGCCGCATGTGGCTGCAGCCGGGGATGAACCAGCTCGAGTCCGAGATGCGATCCTTCGGAGCAGGCCGGGAGCACGACGACACCCTTGATGGGATGTGGTACATGAAACGGCGCACCTGGCGTCCCAACCACGGTATTGAGGAGTACCGCTATGTAGCACCCAAGAACTCGAAGCATGCTCCCGACAGGTCGGAGCACGGGTGGATGGGAGTGACGTAGCACGGGAGCACGCGGGAGCACGCAGTGTAGATCGGGAGCACGGAGCGGGAGCACATCTTTTTACCGATCTAGGGAGAAAGTTCGGAGCGGGAGCACACCCACGGCGTATGTTTAGTCCAAACACCGCCGCTAATGCCTACTCTGATTCCAGAAGCCGTGCTCCCTACCCCGCCGGAGCACCGGTACCGCACGGCCCAGAGCGAACTTACGCTCGATATCTACGAGACCGCCAAGGACACCAATCCTGGTTGGCGGACGCAGGGCGTGCTGGATGACGCCTTCTATGCGGGTGCTCAGTGGGACAAGGGCGACATTGCCAACCTCAAGAAGAGCAAAGAGGCGCCGATGACCCACAACGTGGTCGGCCCGGCGATGGACCTCAAGATTGCCCTGATGACCTCGAATGCTCCCCGCATCCAGGCAACGGCGCGGGAAGACTCTGACGTGGGCATGAGCCGCGTATCCACGCAGGTGTTGGCGTGGTTATGGGAACAGAACCGCGGCAACCAGCAGCTCAAGCAGGCGCTCCACCACTACTGTCACCGCGGCGGACGCGGCGTGCTCTTCGCGTGGTGGGACCCCAACAAGGACTTTGGCAAGGGCGACGTATGCTTCCGCGCCGAGGAGGACCCGCTGACGGTGTTCCCGGACGCTTCTTCCAAGGACCGTCTATGGCAGGATGCTCCGCATGTGGTCTTCGAGCGCGTGATGACCTATGAGCAGGCGATGGCGATGTACCCCGACAAGAAGGGCATCATCCAGGAGGCTCAGCCCTACGAGGACTCTTCGCTCCCCGGGCACAACCGATCGACCAATGATGTCGCTGACGGCGACTACACGCCGCCCCTATCCCGCGAGCTCAAGGACCATAACAAGACGCACTTCCAGATCCTCGACCGCTACTCAAAGATTACGCAGACATTCCACCGTGTCCACCACTCGGCGACAGGCCGCGAGCGGGTGTTCTCTGAAGACGACTACAACGAGTGGCTCGTTAGCGGGCGAGTATACATCCACGACGAAGGCGACCGGGACCGGATGGCCCTCTTCGGCGAGGAGTTCAACGAGATGGAGAAGATGTATGGGCAGCTCCGCGAGGCTCTCGGCGCAGAGGACGGCGAACCGGTAGCGTACCACCTCCAGCTCACTACAGGCCCTGACGGCCAGCCCGGCGTATCGATAGCGCCAGGCTATGAGAACGAGGAGTCGCAGCCCGGCTCGTCGGTCATCATTGCGCCCATCGCGCCGCAGGAGATCATGGACCAAGAGGAGGTCTCGGAGTCTACCTACATGCAGCCGCGCATCCGAAACGTCGCGGTCATCGGTCAGCTTCAGCTCTATGATCAGGTGCTCCCGTACTCGAGCTATCCGTTTGTGCCGATCAACAACATTTTCAACGGCAACATCTGGACCCAGTCGGATATCTCCCGGGTCCGCATGATCCAGCAGGAGATCAACTTCACCGAGCAGAAGATCATTCGCTCGTTGAGCAAGCAGACGGGAACAAAGATCATCCGCCCGAACAACTTCTGGGCCGACGAGGAGGAGGCGGCGAAGAAGCTCTCCAGCCCCGGCACCGAGGACATCGCGGCCAACTGGGAGTCCCTGATGGACGGCGCCGGTTTGCAGGTGATCACCCCGGTGGCGCTGGCCAACGAGAACATCCTACACGTCGAGCGGCTCATCGGCCGCATCGATCGCATCCTAGGGCTCTACGAGTGGGCGCAGGGTGGCGGCGGCGGGCAGATGGACACCGTCCGCGGGGCGCTGTTCCAGAACGAGGCCATGCAGCGGCGCATCCGGTCGGCCACGAACGATGTGGACCAGGCCCTGGTGCAGTTCGGCAAGGTGCTACTCGAGATGGCGCAGGTGCATTACACCCGAGAGAAGGTCATCCGCGTGGTGCAGCCATGGGGCGAGGTCGAGGAGACCAAGATCAACGAGAAGCTATACGACAACTTCGGACGCCAGATCGGCGTCTTCAACGATATCACTGTCGGCTCCTACGATGTAACGATCGTGGCGGGCTCGACACTTCCTGTCCCACGCTGGCAGCTCGCCGAGTACTACGAGCGTCTGGCGGTGGCCGGCATCATCCCCAAGGAAGAGTTCTGGAGAAAATCAGAGCTCTTCGATGTCGAGCGCATGATGGAGACCGAGTCCACCACGGCGCAGCTCCAGCAGGCGCTGGCCGCGGCAGAGGAGAAGGTCAAGGAGCTCGAGGGATTGAACGAACGACAGGACCATGAGATACGCCACAAGGACCGCCAGGTCTCGAAGGCGAAGACGCAGGAGCAGCTCTCCCGTGTCGCCAACCGTGAGGAGCGTGACCAGCAGGTCGCGCAGAGTCGGCTCAAAGACATCGTGAAAAACCTAGAGAGGCACGTACAGGAAAATGCCAACACCACTACCGACGCATCCTAGCCCTTCGGACTTAATGTTCGGAGAAGGCGGGGGCACACCACTACCAACCCAAGCCGATCCTTCGGGGTCGCAAGCCCAAGTCGATCCTTCAGGGTCGCCCGCGCCCGAGGCGGAAGTCATCGACGAAGCTACGATACGGCAAGCTCAAGAGAAGGGCATCGCCCCGGAAGAGCAGCACCGTCGTAACAAGCAGTCGGAGCTGGATACGCTCCGCACCAGGGTTCAGAAATTTGAAGATCAGCAAGCTCAGCTCGCACCGGTTTTGGCTCTCCAAGAGGCCATGGCCCGCGATGAGGTGTTGAGATCAAGTATTCTGGACGTGGTGCAAGGCAGACAATCTTCAGGCCAACCTTCGGCGGGTGGTCCGGCAGAGACTTTGCTTGAGCCTGTCCCGTTACCTGAAAGGCCCGCCAACTTCAGTATACAAGAAGCTGTCGACGATCCTGATAGCCCAAGTGGCAAGTACATGCTGGCCTTTAACGATGCACAGCATACGAACGCCAAGTGGCAAGAGGATCAGTACAAACGCCAGGTGGCCTCCGAGGCTGCTACGCGGGCGGAAGCAGAAGGGCAGCGCCAGATGAAGGCGCAGCTTGACGCGGCAGCGGAAAGGGCGGTCGCTCTCGGGGTTCCCGAAGAGAAGAAGGCCGACTTTCGGCAGGCGATCGAGAAGGGTCTGACTGATCCTGCTTTGGTAGAGCAGGTATGGGCTCACTGGTTTCTGACGAAGGATGCACCCACGGCTACTGAAGTGCGGAATGAACAGCGGACGGAAGAGCAACGGCAACATCAGGCTGCCAGGCTAAACGTCCCCGCCGCGAGTGCTTCAACGAACTCTGGTGGCGTGGTCAATCCTAACAGTCAGATGTTCCCGGTGTAACGCTGTCCGCTTATTTCAAACCTTAATCTGAAATAAGCAAATGGCAACATTTAAACTTGCACAAGTCTCCGGTGTGGTCTATGAGGACCAGAGGGATTTCTATCCTTCGCCTGAGTTCTTGAGCCGAGTGCTGCCGTCATCGACGCCTTTCATCTCCGACATGTTCGCTATGGGACTCGACACGGTCCCGGATATCGACTTCAAGTGCGGAGAGAGAACGCCTAGCTGGCGCAAGCAGTACTTCAACATCAATGGCGGGACCCTGACGTGGACCGCATCCGGTGTCCCCGGTGACACCTGTGCGGCTACCGTTGACGGACCCGTGGGTATCGTGATCGATTCCTCGCTCGTAGGAGCGGAGGTAGCGATCTATGACTCCACCTCGACGACCTTTCGCGGCATCGCGTTTGTGTCTGCGGTGGCGTCCTCGACAGCCCTCACGCTGAAGGTGATCGGTAATCCGACCTCCACCACGCACCTGATCTCAGCAATGGTCGACAACGACCGGATCTATGTGATCTCCAGTGCGCACGGTGAAGTCTCGGAAGCACCGGACGCCTTCTCGACCAACCCGACGATCGTCTGGAACTCCCTGCAGCACAAGCGTACCGCGCTCGAGGTGTCGATGGACACCATCGCGTCGGCGATGCGTTTTGTCGAAGGACAGAACAAGCTGAGTGAGCTCAGGACCGACAAGCTCGACGAGCACAAGATCCAGATTCAGCGGATGCTGCTCGACGGCTATCGTAACGGCGGTATCGGCGGGG